TTTTGAACTGGATTCCAGTTTTGTCCTACACTTGGTGCAAGAACTTTGTTATCAGAACTTCTAACTAATGCAAATGAACCAGTCTTTTGTTGTCCAGATGGGTTATCTACATAAGTAGGTAGTTTTTGTACATACCAATCTAAACCAGATTGTTTTAACATCTCGTCAGTTGATAAATCGTGTGGAACTTTTGTTCCTAATCCGTGCCAAGGCACTTCTCCAGCATATGCCATTGTCTCAACAGCTGCAACCATAATATACTCCTTTTTTAATTGTTATTATGTTATTTGTTATCATAACTATATTATACTTGTTTTTGGAACAATGTCAACCCCTTTTTGTATTTTTTTGATATTTTATTTGTGAATATACTTTATATTTTTTATACAGAATACTATATAAAGATATAGACCAAGCCATAGGGGATTCAAATGAATTTATTTACGATTACAGTGTCAGTATTCACAATATTAATGAGTATAGGAATGGGAATCAACTAAAAAAAAAGGGAACACGAAGTTCCCTTTTTCTTATACTATATAAGGTAATAGCAAATACCCTACAATACCTATTGCAATCCACATATTTTTACTCCATATGTACGACTACCCATTGTCCAAACTCTCTGCAAGCCATTCCTACACGATTAGTTCCAGTAATAAACTTTTTACATCTTTTACTTTCTATATCGTGTATTTCTTCAGTTCGGTCAATATGTTGACCGACTTGACCACCAATGAATAATCCTAGTAGTCCACTAGCCGCAAGTGCATATGGGTCAGAAACATTTAACTGTTTTGCACCCACTACACCTAGAAATGCACCAACACCTTCAAATAATCCCTTTTTAGGTTGACTAAATGCAGTTGTTGATGCAAACAGAAAAATTAAGACAATAAATAATCTCATTACTCTGTCATCCATTTATCAGGCCCATATGAGGGAACTGTTCTGATGTGTCTATTATTATCACCCAAGTCATCCAATTCTTTTTCTATATTAGATAAAGATTGTACTTCGTCTTGGTTTAAAGATTTGTCAACACTTCTTTCTAATTCTTTAAATGCATTATTAGAACGAAGTTTTGCATATACAGCTCTGTCTTTTCTCATTCTATTCATAAGTATTTTTATAGCTTCTTCATCAGAATATTCTAATAATACAAATGAACGATATTGAGTTCCAGCAGGATATACTTCCATATCTTTAATTTTATAACCAGCAACATCTACTGATGCAATTACATTTTTAGATACTCTTTCTAATTCATTTAATACTTGAGAATCTAAATCCGTAGTACCAGTTTTTGCAATAAATTGTTTGGTCATACTATTAAGTTTACCATTTATTCTATCTGCAAGAACTGTTTTAGCGTTCATAGTTGCAATATCAACAGATAATTGTAAATCTGGTGCGATTGCAGTTCCAGATGAGTAAATCATTTTTTCATCTTCTGGAAGTTCTTTGAACCAATTTGGTATAACACTAGATGTACTTTCAACTTTCTGTATTTGTTGTTGAATCTCTGGTGTTTCAACCAAAGGGTCAACATCTACTTTTGTTGCACAAGAACCTAGTGCGATGAGAGGCAAGATGCTAAATAACTTCTTCTTCATAATTAATCACCTCCTCTTCATCAGAATTTTGTAGTTTCTCTTTTCCCCAACCAGATACATCTTTTATATCTTGGCCAAATCCAGAAACAGTACCACAAGACTGTGTAAATATAAGTAGAGCAAAAACTCCACATAAAATTAAAACATTGGTTAAAATGCCTTTTCTTTTATTCATATATCACCTATTACATTGTTTAAGTTTAACTTCTTGTAATCCCAACCCTGGCATTACAACATTAAGTGTCTCTATTGTACACTCAATTCTTTGTTTTGTCAAGTCCCTAACTTGACAATTTAAATTTTTTGTTGATTCTAATGTTTCTGGAACAAACTCTTGTAATAATCTTTCTTTTGCACGATTAACTGCATTTTGACAAGCTTCGTTTTCTGACATATCTGGTGTGAATATATAATCTTCTGAAGTGATATACCATTTACCTTGTACTTTTGCTTTAATTATTACTTTACATTTCTTTGTTTCTCTAAAATACTCTGTTACTGTTTTATCTTTAACTTCTAATGATTCTATTGTTCCTTGAATTGTAGATGTAGTTTGATTATCATATTCACAAGGGTTTGTTGCGAAAACAAATGATGGTAATAAACATAATACACTAATCTTTTTAATCATAATAATTTACTAAAGTTTCTTTGTTTTTCAAACTTTATCACACTTCTAAACTTATCAAACATTGTATCTCCCTTATGACTTATGACAAATACATTTTGGTCAGCAAAAGTGTGCAATATTTTTAAGAAATCATCAGTACCAGTAGTATCTAAACTACTATCAAAGATTTCATCTAGTATTAGTAAATTAGTGTTGGTTGAGTTTTTCATCTTTGCAACAGCTCTCCAAGTAAAGAGAAGTGCAAGGTCAATCCTCATTTTTTCACCCTCACTAAAAGAAGAATAACTAAATTCATCTCTGTGTCTGGACTTAATAGTTTCATTAAAATTATTGTCCAGTTTAAAGTTAACATAAAAATCCATACTTGTCAAGTACCCATTGATTAATTTATTCATAATCGGTAAATACTTGTTTATTATCTTTGTTTTGATACCAGTATCCATTAATAGATTTCTTGCAACATCTACATAAAACTTATCTTCTCTTAGTTTAGTTATCTGTTCCTCTTGTATCTTACATCTTTCTGATAATCTAGTGAGTTTTGCTTTGTCTTCTTCAGATACTTCACCTTTTTTATAATTAGAAATATCTTTTTCAGTTGATATGATTAGTTTTTGCATATGTGTAATTGATGCACAAGACTTTGCAATCTCAACTTCTTTTTCTCTTATTTGTTTTAATAACAACTCTACATCATTTAAAATAGTTTCCTTTGATTTAAGTTCTACTTTTAATTTTTCTATACCATCATTTAGTTCTTCTATTCTGTTATGTTTTTCTTCTATCTTTTTATTCTTTAGTTCAGACTCTATGTCTTGAGTACAAACTGGACAAGTTTCATTATTTTCAAAAAACTCTTTTTGTCTTTTATTTTCATCTATACGATTAGAAAGTTTAGCTTCCATTTTATGATATTCACGAATACTATTTTTGATATCTTGTTTTTTAAAAACTTTAGGTTGTAGTTCTTTTACCTCTTCATTAAGAACATCAACTCTTTTACTTTCCTCTAGTTTTACAGATTCAGTTTCATTTACTAAAGATACTTTTTCTTCTATAAGTTTTACTTTATTCTTTTTTATATCCTCAATATATTTTGATTGTAAATCTATTTTTTCTTTAGAGAGTCTAAATTCATATTCTATTGATTTAAGTTCTTCAGAAACTTCTTTTACTTTATGTTTTAATAAGAAATTCATTAATGAGAATATCTTAATGTCTAATATATCCTCTACTACTTCTCTTCTATCTTTACTTCTTAATTGCATAAAAGGAACAAATGTAGATGAGCCTAAGATTACAACTTGAGTAAATGAACGATAATTTAATTTAAGGATTTGTTGTTCTAATATCTTTTGTGTATCTAATGCATTTGCATCTTGATTCATCATACGACCATTACAATATATTTCAAATATATTTGGTTTCATACCACGAATAATTTTAAAGTTATTTTTTTGTATTACAAATTCTATCTCAACAATAGTTCCCCCTAAATTGATAGAGTTAATTAGTTGTGACTTACTCACAGTTCTAAATGGTTTATTGAATAGTACAAAACATAGTGCATCAAGAACTGTTGATTTACCAGAACCATTTTCTCCGACTATGAGTGTTGTAGGGCTTCTATCTAATTCAACTTCTAAAAAATAATTACCAGTAGATAATAAATTTTTCCATCTAACTTTCTTAAATATTATCAAATGAATTCCTCCAAACTTGCTGTTCCATACTTATCTGCAACTTTATTTACATTAGTAGAGTTATGTTTTACTTTACCACTATCTTGTTTGAACGGCATTACCTTTGTCAAAGTATATTTCTCGTCCTCTGGTTTTTTAACTTTCCATTCCAAGTCTTTATCTTTTGGATAGTCTAAATTCCAATTCATAGTAGATTTTTTAAGATACTTTCTATATGTTTTATTCATAGGATATATGTAACGAAACTGTTTACCAAAAACTCTAGTAATTTTCATTTCTTTTAGTTGTTCGGAATTAGGTCTGTGTCCATACTTCATTCCATCATCATTTGGTAATTGTCCTTGTAATGTTCTTGGATGTACCTTTTCCCCATCTAAAATATAAACATCTGTCCAAACAAATCCACCATATAAAAAATTTGCAGATTGATAAACATATCCAGGCTTACCAACAATACCATCTGCCCAAGTATAAAGATATTTTATATTGGATAAATTTTCTCGTATATAACTTAATGTTTTTGATAACATTTGAGATTCAGAATTACGAGGCATATCTTCATCCATACACATTTTTCCTATTTCATAATAATCTTTTGTATCTAATTCTGGAAATATTTTTTGTATGGTATGTTTAGGTCTAGTTCCCCAACCTAAAGTTATTACCCCAACTAACTTTTCATTTTGATAACAACCTAACCAATGTTTAGTTAGTCTAGGCATAACTGCACTATAATGTCTTTTTTGAACGAAAAGAGTTGCAACTTTCCAATCAATAGTCTTTATTATCAATCTTTAAATCACTTTCTGTTTCAATAACAACTCTTGCACCACAAGGTAGAATTGGTTTATCATTACCACCATAAAATAATTTAGATGGGCCTAGTATTTCAACACTATGACAATAAGTATTTTTACGACCTTCTTTGATAGTAATTACTGCTTCATTTGTTCCGTGTTTTTTATTTGCACGAATCTTGTGTTGATTTATGTGTATGTATTTTTTAGTCATATATGTAATCCATTGCGATTATTATTCTGTCTTCTTCTTCTAAAACTTCTTTAGGTAAATCTGGAGCTCTATGTGGAATACTTGCATCAAAAACTACAAGTGAATTTTGCACACCTTCTTTCATATCTCCAATACCTATATAAGTTCCATACTTAGGATATTTATTTTGTGCATAATATATGATACTTAAATCTGGACTTTCGTTAGTGTCTGCTTTCTGGTGTGTGTGATACATATTAATCGTTTCTTTAGATTGTTTCATACCCCAACACATCGTAAATGCACCAAATCCTATCTTGTTTAAGATAAACATATCATATATTGATTTGAAAAAATTATCCCAATGTTTATGTATTTTAACATATTTTCTGTGTATGTCAACCTTTGTTTGATATAAAGGTTTCATTTTATTTGGAGTAGGGTTATGTTTTAACTCATACTGTATATCTTTTACTATAAGAAGCCTATCTTCCTCTGATAATATATCATTTTTTGTTATAATCATTTTAGTCATTTACTATTAAATTCGTAACGATAGTTATTCTCATTTCGTCATTATATGATTTATCTACTTGGTGTTCTAAGTAAGATGGTATAATTATCATATCATCTTCTGTTGTCAAAACAAAATGTTTTTCAGAAAATATTGAAAAGTCTACTTCATTTATTCTAGGTTTAAATTTAGGTTTAATATGATGCAAACTTTTAGCAAACATACTAGGATTTCTAAATGTGGTTGGTTTATGAACATCTTTATTAAACTTTATATAATGAATACAAGAATAGTCTGCAACTGGTAAATGATTATGTGGAGCCATATATTGAGAACCTTTAGTTGCAACAATATTATCTAAACTATATTCAAACCTTTTAAATTTTAGTTGTTTAGTAAATTCAGTAAATGTATTATTGTAAACATCTGTTAGTTTATCTAAAACTGGTTTATCGTAATCATCATTGTCAAAATCAGCATATGAATGATGTATGTCACTATTACTATCAAACTTATTTCTATAACTATTTTTTTGGTAATTCTTTTCTACAATATCAATTATACTTTGTTTATTATATAAGTTTGGGTCAATATGAAATTTGTAAATCATTGTTGGGAACAATGGTATGCTGTCAATCCTCATCTTTACAAATACCCATAATCAAAGATAAAAACATTTTGCCTGGTGGTGCAATAATTCTAATACCAGAATTGGGTGGCATTACAATAAAACTTCCCTCTTTGAGTGGTAGTTTAAAAATGCCTTTCTCACCAGTTTGAATGTCTAAGTCTATACAATCTGGAGAACAACAAGGTACATATAACATACGATAATGTGATGGAACATCTGTAGCCTTGTTTAAATCTGCTTGTACAACATAATATTTACCGAATCCAACATCTTCTAATAACTTCATTAGTTTATCAAATAGTGGTTGCATCCAATCGTGTTCAGTTACATCTGCAAAGCTTTTATCTTTTGTAAAAACATCTTTTGCAACATCAAGAAAATTCTCGTGAAAAGATAATGCTTGACTATGCAAAAGAGTTTTATCATTTTTATTACGATTTTCACCTAACCAAATAGAACCCTTTGGGTGTATATCTTTTATTTCATTAAATTTAATCATTAAGTGGTATAAGTCCTTTACCTATCAAATATCCGTCATCACCTATTGCTTTATCGGATGTAAATTCTTTCACATATTCTCTAATGCCTGGAATCACAGTTGCGTGTGCATCTTTTACATAAAACCATAATGACCTAGAAATAGGATATGTACCATTACTAATTAATTCAAATTCTGGACTAACACCATTAATTGTTGCAGCCTTTACTTTATCTCTATTCTCATCTAAAAAAGAATAACCAAATATACCTAATGAATCTGGGTTTGTTATTAATTTTTCAATTATTAGATTGTCGTTCTCACCAGCTTCTATATATACACCATCTGTTCTTATTGCACGACATTCAGATTTATATAATTCTTTATTTTTTTCTTTAAGTTTTTTTCTCTCTGGATATGTTTTACAGCCCCTTTCAATACCAAGTTCATTAAGTGCATCTCTAGTACCAGATGTTGGAGGTGGGCCATAAACAGCAATAGGTAAGTCTGGATATGTTGGATTTATTTCTATCCATTTTTTATATGGATTAGGTTTAACAGTTTTACCATCAATGTCTGCTGGTACATCTTTTGCAAGTGCAAGATATAAATCTCTTGTTGATAAATGAAAGTTAACACCTTTTTTTGAGTTTGCAATCGCAATACCATCATATCCTATTTTAACTTCTGTAATATCTTTGATACCATTCTTTTTACAATTATCTATTTCTGTTTGTTTTATTCTTCTTGATGCATTTGTTATGTCTGGGTGTTGTGTTCCCATACCAGCACAAAAAAGTTTTAATCCACCACCAGAACCAGTTGACTCAACTACTGGTGTTTTAAATCCACTAGACTTACCAAATCGTTCTGCAACAGTTGTTGCAAATGGATATACAGTAGAACTACCTACTATTTTAATTTGGTCTCGTGCAAACAAAGTTGTTGCAAATAATAATGTAAATACAAATAAGAAGTTTCTCATTTTACTTTCCTTTATTACTTTTAATATACTGAAGTATATTTTGTGGTGAGGTTTCACCATATGGGTCATCATCTGCATTATCTTTTTTGTTTGGTTCAATAAAAAGATGTTCAATGTTTTTATCATTTATTATAGCCGCATATCTCCACGACCTATCACCAAAACCTAAATTTTCTTTTTTAACTAACATACCCATTCCAGAAGTAAAATCTCCATTACCATCTGGTATAACTTTAACATTTTCTAAACTATGTTGTTCTGCCCATTTGTTCATTACAAATGCATCATTACAAGACATACAATAAATGTCATCTATTCCTTCTTCTTTAAACTGTGAATACATAGCTTCAAAATCTGGTAATTGATATGTTGAACAAGTTGGTGTAAATGCACCAGGCAAAGAAAACAAAACAACTTTCTTACCACTAAAATAATCATCAGTAGATTTATCTTCCCACTTATATGGGTTTGGACAATCCGTGCAATCATTATCTTTTACTCTTGTTTTAAAAACAACATTTGGAACTATATCAACCATTATTTACTCCTAAATTTCCATATTACTAGCCTCAACATACAATCCTTTTAACATTGTTTTGAGTCTATTTTTATCTAAGTTATTCACATCTATTTCTTCAACATAAGAATCCAATAAGGTTATTGTATCTTGTGCATTTTCTATAATTTCATTTTTTACATTCTCAGCTTTCAAGTCTGAAAAGTCCTCTATAATTTTAACATCGTGTGCTTTTGATTCTGTTAAAACTTGGTCTACAAACTTATCAAACATATATAAGTCTTTTTTATTTACAACTATTAGTTTGACATATTTGTCCTCTAAATCTTTTATTTGATTGAAATTATAGTCTTGACCATTAGAATCATCATAATAAACTTTTTTAAATATTTTGTATGGGTTTACAATTCTTTCTAATTCTCTTGTTTCTGTATCAAATATATGAAATCCTTTTGGACATTTATCATCATTCCAATATATTTGATAGGGTGTTCCTAAGTAAAATATATGTCCATCATCTGATTTTTTATGAAAGTGTCCAGACATTACCATATCAAATCTATTAAACTCTGATTTATCCATACCAGTTTCACTTGGAAAACCGTGATGCATTTCAAATCCTTTTATTTCAAGGTGACCCATTGCAACTGTAGCTTTTGTCTTTTGCATTTTCTCAAGTGTTTTATTATAGTTTGTTGAATTAATCCAAGGCAGAAAAAATATAGGTATATCAAACTCAACAGTTTCTGCTTCCGAATATATCTTTATGTTCTCATAACGACTACCAATCAATTCATCAAGTGAATTTACTTCATTAGTATTCTTAAAGTATGTATCGTGATTGCCCACTATCATATGCACATTTATGTCATTTGTCACAAAACTTTCACAAAACTTTTCTCTGAAGTCTCTTGCAGTTTTGTATGACACAAACTTTCTTCTATCCATAACATCACCTAGATGAATACAAGTGTCTATATTATGTTGTTTAAGATAAGGAAAGAATATATCCTCATAGAATTTATAAAAATATGTGTTGAAATGGTCGTGGTCATTCCGAGCACCGAAATGGGTGTCGGTTACTAAAGCTATCTTCATAATCTAATCTATTACGCCTTGTGATTTTAAATATTGTCTATTTTGTAAGTGATGTTCTTGAATCTGTTGTTTGGATTGACCATTATATTCAACACCTATATTGTGTTTTATCATATACTCAACGATACCCATTTCTCTATCTTCTTGTCCATCATATATTTTAAAGTCACCTAAGACCCTACCAAACTTACCAGACTTATCTTTCTTTGTCATTAAGACTTGACTTGAACCCACTGGCATAAATCCTTCCACACACTTTTTTGCGTACAGACCAGCTTTCTTTTCTTCCAAGTCTCTTGTTCTTGATTCTGGTGTGTCAATTCCATAGAGGCGTATTCGTTCATTATGAATCCAAGTACCGAAACCCAAATCAATATTGACATCAATAGTGTCGCCGTCCACAATCTTGACAATTTCACATTTATATTCATACATTATTTCTTTCCATTTATATGTTTCCAAAGTTGTTCAACAAGGTCATCTTTTAGATATCTTCTATCTAATTCAATACCGTGTTTACGACCTACATTCTCTAACTCTCTCTTAGTCATAGTCATAAGTCTTGACTTTGAAATCTTTTTTGGTTTTGGTTTAAATATATTTGTTATAAAACTAAACATTTTATCTCCTTTAACTTTCTTATTTATTTAAGAACTTTACTAAATCATCATATCCACCTATCCATTTGTCATCTAACCAAATCTGTGGAACTGTTCTGAACCCTTGTTCTATTATATAATCTTTTGCATCTTCATCTTGGTCAATATATATTTTTTCAAAGGGTAAATCTTTTGTTTTCAATAAGTTTTCAGCCTTATCGCAATATAGACATATTGTTGTGCCATAAACTTTATACATTATTTTTCCTCATAAAAGTTTTCTAAACTCTTTTTAGTTTCTTTTTTCTTTGAACTACTTGTTTTATAAACCTCTTGACCATCAGCTGGTAACATATTCTTTTGTAAATAATCCATATACTGATTACCATAATTTGTATCATCAAGTGGATTTTGGTCAAAAGTAGCCATCATACTTTTTTCTATTATTTTATGTTTAGTATGTGTTTGTTTTTTTTCTTTTTGTATTCTACGAATAAATGCATAATATATTATTTGTGTAAAATATGAAAAGGGATTCTTTGACTTCTCTGGGTCAAAGTTATTTACATACTGTAAACAGTTTTCAATACCATCACCTATCATTTCTTCTTTATATGAATAATTGATAAAGTTAGGTCTGAATGATAAATGTTGTGCAATCTTTAAAAAACACTCACCAATATAATCTGTTACTGGTGGTCTTTCTTCCCCTAAAGATTCTGCATCTTTTACCGTTTCTTTCCACTCTGTGATTGCTTCTAAGAATTGTTTGTTATTAACATAATGTTGTTTTTTTGCAGCCAATATTATTTCCTTGTATTCATTACTTTACCATATTTTATTTTATTGTCAACCACATAAAAAAATAAATTACCTATTGACAAAATATTTTTTGGTGTTATACTTATTCTTGTATTGATTGAAATTAGTGTTTAGTTTCATCATAATCATAAGGTACATTTTGATATTCATCAATTAATTCTTCTAATTCTGTTTCTTCTAAATTAGTTATTTGTTTTTTTACTTCAATAGTATCATCATCAATCTTTAATTCATCACCATTTTTATTTTTATACCGTTCAGCTTCATTATATCTTTTTAAAATATATTCGTAATATTTACATAATCCAATGTTTACTTCATAATGTAGAACGACTTGGTTTTTTTCTATTGCAAATACTTTATCTCTAGTAAATGTAGCCCACTTACGAAGTGCAAGATTTTCTTCGTATTTACCATCTTTTCCCATAGTATTTACCGTACACATCTTCATAGGATATCCTATCTTAAAATATCCATTCTGTGTATCGTGCAATTTACAAATAATTTCATCACCATTTGATAATTTCATTATTCTGTAACTACTCATTCCACAACCTTAACTTTCTATTTTGAGGTTTCCATTCAGCTGGAGGTTCATCTAAATTAGTTCTATCTAAATTTACATTTCCCCAGAAGTGGTCAAAAACCTCTTCTTTTGTTTCTACAATGTTAAATTCAAATTCTTCGTACATCTTGTCTATTCTCTTTTTAATCTTTTCTTTATTGTATTCAATCTTTCTTCTATAGTCATACATTTCTTTAAATTTTTCATAATCTTTTTCATCTATCATAAGTTAATCCTATGTATTGTATAATCAAATTGTTCTTCGTTGTATATATTTATTCGTTCCATAAAATGACGAAGTGTGAAGTTTTGTCTATTTTTATATGTAAAATCATCTGCAATATCAAATAATTTACATTCAGTTTTGTTATCACCTAATCTTAAACCTCTACCTATGGATTGTAAAACTCTAATTTTACTTTTAGATGGTGATGAAAATATTATGTTATGTAAATTTTTAATATTAATACCAGTAGAGAAAGTTCCATATGATGCAACAATAATTGCATCTTTAGATTTTTCAGTCATAGCTCTAATTTCTTCTCTAGTCAACGCATCAACACCACCACTTACAAAAAATACCTTTCTACCTTTGTAGGTATTCTTCATTAATTCATATAAAGGCTTTCCGTGTTTCTCTACAAATTGATATAACACTAATGTATTTCCTTTTAGTGGATTAACTAATTTATTTACAAAATGCAATCTTCTTTTATCATTGACAATATAATCTATTTCATCTGCATATTTTAAATCTTTTACAATCTTACAATCATTTTCAGTATATCCTAAAATTAAACTGTTTATTTTAAGATTAGATAATGTTTTCTTTTCTATCAATTCCTTTGTAGTTATAACTTTATTTGTTGTACCAAACAATCCTTCTAAAACTAATTTATGAGTTTGTAAATCATCTAATGTACCAGTAAGTCCAAAGCGATACTTACATAAATGTAGTTTAGTCATTATAGATGTAAGTGATTTTGCTTTAAATAGATGAGCTTCGTCACCTATAACACAACCAAACTGTTCAAAATATTTTTTAGGAAATTTATGTAAAGATTGCCAAGTAGATATCACAACATCTTTTTCTATCTTTTTACTATGACCAGAATATACTTTTTGTATGTATGATTCTAACCAACCATAATCAATAAAATCACTTGACATTTGTTCTACTAAACTTGTTGTGGGTACAAGTATCAATGTTTTAAGATTCTTTAAATGACACCATCTAGTTAGACCATAAATGATTAACGATTTGCCAGATGCAGTAGGACAAACAAAAAGACCACGACATTTTCTGGCACCATAAAGAATACTAGAAATCTGATAATCACGAGCTTTGTATGGAATTTTAAGGTGTTTAATAAATGATTTAATAGTTGATTCATCTAAGTTTTCTGGTCTTGTATTAAAATCTAATTCGTATCTAATGTCATTTCGTTTACAGAACTCTCTGATGTATGGTAATAATCCCAGATAGATCTGTCCAGTAGCAACTGAGAATAATCGTATTTTTCCATCCCATATTTTATTTCTATAACTGGGCATAAATTTTGCACCAGGCACTTCAAAGGTAAAATACTCTGAGAGTTCTCTTGCAATATGTGGTTCGGTTTCAATTCGTATGTATACTTCATTTTTTTTCTCTATTTTCATAAGGTACTTCTTCTTTGTTCAATTTTGGAAAAGCATCTTTTTTAGATAAAAGTTCTGCATCTGCCTTTGTAGCAGCCGCAATCTTTTCCTTATCTTTCGTTGAGTGTGAAAGACCAAGTGATGGTCTAGAATCAAATTTACAAAAATCAGCAAATGGCCCATTTTTGTCTACATAATGTAAAAATACTTGTGTTTGCCAGGCACCCTCTGGTGCATCAAATGCTTCTCTCCAATGTTCCACTTCACACCCACGATAGATTACTCCATCACCAGGCTCCATAGGAATCATCTTACCCTTTGTACCTCTTTCACCATCTTCTGGGCCAACAAACATACCCCAGTTATAATCTTCTTTACCCTTGTAATCATATCCTAAACAACAAGTAATAGATACTTCACAAGATGGTCTATCTTTATGTCTTTTTAATATATCACCTACTTTGTACAATCTATAATAAGAATAAGTAGGCCACAATTCTAAACCAGTAGATTGTTCTATTTTCTTTCTACCAAAATTCAAAAGTGTTTCCATAAGTGGGTCACCATAAACACTATGACTGCCTGGAATCTGAGCACTTTCTGCTTCTGGTTGAAATAGTCTTGCTTTATCGTAATGTGAATATTGTGCCCCTACTTTTGCAATATCTTTAGGTATCATTTCTTTTATAAGAACATACTTTTTTTCTTTAAAAAATTTTACAGTATCAATCATTTGAACATCTTTCCTAAATTCCATACTACTAAAGAGTATCTAGTTCCCTCAGTAACTGGAGTAACCAAGTGGTGTATGAATGATGGAAATACTATGATAGAACCTCTTGGTCTTATTTCCGTACAAGTGTGATATCTTTTACTACCCATATGAGGCCCTAAATCAAATTTAAGATTACCACCTTTGTAATTTTTTGGATTGGTTAAATTTACTGTTACGGATAATTTTCTAGTCTTCCAGAATTGATTTGGATTATCTACAAAACCAGGCGCTGGAATATATCTTGGCAATCCTTCAAATTTACCACCCCTATATGTTTTATCAAACTTTATTTCTTTACCAGTATCATCTTTTGCAACTATATAATTCCCATCATTATCTTTTCTTCTTTGTTCTTCTACTGTTGGGTCAAATGGTATGTATGGTCTTGAACCACCATCAGTATGCCAAGAATAAAACTGGCCTGGATTGTAAACTGTAAACTGACAAGTTTCAGAAAAATCCCACTCAAAATTCCAGTTTGCTTTTTGATTTGCTTCTCGTATAAATGGGTGTATTAAATCATATATCCATTTATCTGCTAACCACCCAACTTTAGTATCTCTAACATAAACATCTTCTTCTTTAATACCTTTTTGTCTTCTACCTTGTGCAGTCAAATGATTTTGTGCGATATTACCAGCGTTAGATGTTTCACCACCCTTTTGTCTAAAATCAAAAGTAGTAGCATCAGTTGCTTGCTTTCCATTTTTTTGTTCTGTGAGAGTCATATCAGATAACCCTCTTTCTATAATTGCATTACATTGTTGGTCATTTAATGCACCTATGAAATAATAGTAGTTATTTTCACATATACTCATAATGCACCCTCCGTATATTTAATCCAAGTTGTTATGTTTCTTAATTGAAATCCTCTACTATGCAAATTTTTTACTATATGTTCTAAATAACCAGAAAC